GTTTCGACGTGAATGCCCCGGGTTTCCCGGAGTTGAAGAAGCGATGTCTTGACATGATAGTCGCTATTCATAGTGGCTGTCAAGTTGACATCTTGGGAATTGATTGTTTGAAAGACGAGAGACGACCGATAGCGAAGGTGGATGCAGGGAAGACGAGAGTTTTTACGGTGTTGCCGATGGAGTTCAATATTGTGTTCAGGATGTATTTCATGGAAGCAATAGTGAGTGTTAGAGAGAACAGGATTAGAAATAGTTCTGCAGTCGGATTGAACGTCTGGTCTAATGAGTGGGAACAGATGTACAATTACCTTAAGGAGACAGGAACGAGGAAAGCAGGTGATGGAGATTTCGGAAATCTCGATGGGACTTTGAGCGATCAAGTTTTGTGGGGAGTGAAGGATATCTATGATCAGATGTACGAGGAAAGTTCGTTAGATAGTGGCGTGCGTGAGAAGCTATGGTCGATGTTGGTGTATTGTGTGCATTTGTCGCGAGACAAAGCGTACATGGTAACCCACTCATTGCCCTCAGGCGTGTTTGGAACCTCAGATTTTGGGTCGACGTATTTGGCCGTTATTTTCAGATATTTATGGATGAAAATGGCACCGAAGAAGTTGGCTACGATGAGAGGGTTCAATGAGAACGTGAGGATTGTTTTTTATGGAGACGACAACGTTTGGTCTGTAACCGATGAAGCGTCGGCCTTTTGGACGATGCAGAGATTGACAGACGAATTTAAGAAAGTTGGAATGGAGTACACTGATGCAGCAAAATCCGGTGAGATGGCCGATTTTAAAGATTTGACCCAGGTGCAATTTCTGAAAAGATTTTTCAAATGGTCAGATGTGATGAATAGGCATACCTGCCCGTCAGAATTGATGGGTAGGCTTGAAACATTAAACTGGACTAGACGCAACAGTGTGACTGATCCGAGAACGATAGAATCCGACAACATTCAGGATGTCTTGAAAGAGATAGCGGCTCACGGAAGGGAAACCTTTGACGAGTGGGCACCGAAGATTGTGAAGGTGGCGATGGAGGCGAAAGTACCGAACGTGTATCTTGAAGACTTCATGCATTATCACGTCCCTAGTGATGATGTAGTGATAGAGGGAGTTGAGGCTTAAAACTTTAAATTGGCTGTGTAGTGTGATCTTATTTTTATTTTACAAATTTTCAACGTCTTAAGAATGAAAGTATTGCTGCTGCATGAAACCCTTAGTTATTTAACTTTACCTCCCAGGATAGGGTGTGGGCAGCCCCCACAAAAT